CAGTCCTTCCAATAACGGTGAACCCAACAACCGACTGCTGCATCTTCCCGTATGTGACCGCATTCGCGGCGATGGTTGCCGCAAAGCTAGCTGTGCCACTTCCTGTCACATTACCGGTTAGTGTGATCGTCTGGTCGCCGCTGTTCGTTCCCGATATGGTTGAGTCACCGGAAAAGGTAAGCGTTCGGTTTGCATCGCCCGTAACGAACGTAAGCGTACGATCGAGAGTCAGGTTGCTGGTTGTTGCAAGCCGCAGGTAATGGGACACGTCCGAATCGGCCAATCCAACAACAGCCGACGTGTTGTTGCCCGCATCACTGTAGGTGAATTGGATACTTGATGTATCGTTATACGCCTGTCCGACAGCATCCTGTGCCGCCTCGGTGAAGTCAGTGATACCGGTCGAGACGTGTGTGTGGGAAGCCGCCGCAAACGTACCCGTACCCGGAGTCAGGTTTACGTTCTGATCCGGCATGGTGATTACTCGAGTCGTAGCCGTCGTCAGGCCGTCAACCTCGAAACGAACTTCCTTCGTTCCGTCAACGGAACCCTTGACGATGCTTGTCGTGTCGGCAACGGGAAGAGTCGTCCCGCTAACAGCGTCCACCCACGACGGTAAGCCGAGAGTCAGCGTCAAAACCTGTCCGTCAGCGCCTTTGGCAAGCACTACCCAGTTGGGAACAGCGTTCGTGAAGAGTATGTCGCCGCTTACGTTGCCAAGTGCCGCAATCTCGTCAAGGTCGGTATCCTTCGGTTGGTAGGTTGCAGACAAGTCTGGAATGTCGCTCGCCTGCAACGTGTCCCACGCTGGAACGGCAGAGATTGTCCCGTTGCCAAGTTGCCGCAGGAAGTTCCTTGTCGCCGTCGTATTACCTGCCAGTTTCGTCCAATTCGGAGTTGCGTTTCCGTACAGCAGGTCGCCAAGAACAGGACTTGCCGAAACAGTATCACCGTGTGTCGAACTCAGAAGATTGTGCGCCGTCACGCTGGTCAATGCCGTAGCAAACGACAGTACGCCGGAACCGTCGGTCTGTAGAAATTGGAGGGCTGTACCGTCGTCAACAGGAAGAGTCAACGCATAGCTGGCTCCAATAGAACTCGGAGGCTGAATTGTGATTGTGTTTGCAACACTGGTAAAAACAAGCGTTTTCGCGTTCGACAGGACCGCGCCTTCGCTCAGCAAAACCGGCTCGCCTCCACTGCCGCGAAGCTCAAGGCGCGTCGTGGCAGCGACAGGCTGGATGATAGCGCCGCTCGTACTGATTCCAGAATTAGCGAGAATACCGGTTGTCGGTTGACCGACTGGAATGACCGTATCGGAAATCTGATACATTCCCCAGGTGTCGGTAGCGGTAGCCTGTGGAATTCCTGCGCCGGTTAGCGCCGCCAACGCATCGAGCGTCGTATCGGAAGGCTGGTAGACTCCGGGAACAACCTGCAAAATGTCTGTGGCGATCTGAATCGTTGTACCATCTACGTTGACACTGAGCGTATCGCCGGTCAGGCCGAGTCCGTCACCGGCAATGAGATCGGTTCCCGAAACAGGAATTGTCGTGACCGAGCCAATCGTTCCGCTCGTTGAAGTCAGATAGCCGGTGGCAATGTCTGTGAAAATCAGGTTGCCGCCGGAACCAGGATTGAGTGTGATAGCGCCACCTGCGCCGGTGGCAATGGTCGATGAAACCGCTAAAACATTGAAATAGCCACTCATAGCAGAAACATCAAAATTTGCGACGGCGGTCAATGCTGTTCCGTCTATTCGTGTACCATCGCTAAAATCGAGTCGCAAAACGCCGGACATGATATTGCTGGAACTTATAGAAACACCGCTCGACGTAACTCCGGTCGTCGCGCTTCCTTTGGCAATACGATCGGTCGTAATTGTAGTGCCACCGATCTTGTTGGTTGCGTTGAAGAAAGCGTTCTGCCCGGTCGCACCGGCGATAAAGCTGGACAGGTCGAGTTCGGTTTCCACGATGTCAAACAGAACATCGCTGTCGCCGCTTAATACGACCGTGAGTGCTGCCGTGTTGGTAAGAAGTCCACGAAGTTGAAGGATTGAACCTGCCGTGGTAGGAGTAGCGACAAGCGTTACGCCTTGCCCAAAGTTGGTAATACTGGTCAATGGAACCGTCGATCCTAACACGATAGAAATCCACTGCGCATTGCTGATAGTCGCATCAGTACACAGATAGGCATTTGTCTTGTCCACGACCCACAGGGAGCCAATGCCATATCCTTCCGTAGCGTCGTTTGTCGTTGAAACGGGAATGGTTGTCGCGTTAGGATTGTTGCGCGGAATGTTCAACTGCGCGATACGCTGTAAAGCCTGTCGCACTTCGTCGAAGCTGTTTACGTTGGTACGGATGTTGAGCGTCATTGGTCAAACAATAGATTTATGATTCCGCTTTTTCACTACGCGCCTTCTTAATGAATTCACGCTGCCTCTCCGTACGCTTTCTTTGTGACTTAATGCGAGAGCGTATGATTTCTCCACTCTTGGCCTGCTGGATGGCATCCTTGGCAATACCAAGAGCCTCTGATGTAAGCATGTTTCTTTTGTCAAGTTCGGCAGTGTACGACCGTACATACATGAGATTCGATACCGCCCTCGCAGCATCTTCCATCATTAAGCGTGTCGATCGTTCTTTAGTTGTCTCTGGATTGGATTTGCTACGTTGCCTTTGGTAGGCTTCTGCAAGACGATCGTACAAGTCATCTATCGACTTGGGACGAGTACCTAATTTTCCGCCACGTCTGAAAAGCCTCCCAACGATTGGAATGTCGGCCAATTCTTTTTCACGCTCTACACCTTTTGGACCAAGCCCAAGGACATCTACCACATCAGACGTAACGCCACCACCAATACCCTTAATCGCGTGGTCTATCCTCTTCGGGGATATGTTGAATATTTCTCCTATTTTAATAGCCGATCGACTAGTCCAATCGTCAAACTGTTCTTTAGGCGGATCGCCTTCCAACCCTTTATTGACTATAGGACGATCCCAAAAAGAATCCCAATTAGCAGCCTGCTCTAACGCTTCTCTTGGAATAACAGGAAGAATATCCGGCGACATCGACCTGAATGTTGTAGTAAACCATCTAGACATCCCTTCCGGGTCTTCTCTATACCAGGAATCGGCCATCGCTTCCGGTAAAGATGCAAACAAAGCGCCTATCTCGAATGCCCTGGGAATTCGCAATACGGTATCGAACACCGGAGTCTGCCAAAACAGGAATCGTTCGTTATCGTTCTGCTCCGTGTACCATTCCTCGTCTTTGTTCCACCACCAATTAAGTAATGTTGGAACAGTTATTGCCGCCAGTCCTCGCCACACAAATCGAGACGGCTTTCTCGCAAAAGAATTTATAGAAACACGAGGCCCTTGAATGGCCGCATTGAAAAATGGGATCGTTTCGTTAAGAACGGCGGACGCTTTCCCGGCAGCGCTAAAATCAACAGTACCTTGCTTGCCAGCTAAAGTAAGGTCCACCATCTGATCCAGAGTCATTGGTTTTCCAGGACGCCAATTAAGGTCTTTGGCAACCTGACGAATTTCTGCAATTCTAGGCGCTGCTTCAGGAAACTGAATCGCCTCTTGGAACCATGAAAACCAATTTCGTGGGTCGGCGTACAAGGCTTTCTTGCCTTGTTTGAGTTGTCTCGCAGCAACTCCAGCAAGGTCAACGTCACGCCCTAATCGTCTACCCATTCCAATAGCCAAACGAGAATACGCCGTATACCAACCTGATCGCTTGCCAGCGGCTCCTGTTGCGGCATCCATCATGCCCTTGGCCCAGGAGTACATCAGTTGCATACCATTACCATTGGCGCGACTGTTTAAGTACAATGTTTGAGTGTCACGCAGCGGGTTAGTGACAAGGCCGAACGAAGCGCGCAATCCAGTTGTTCCAGCAGTGAAGAACCGCTTTGGCTTTGCCGCCGTCCATTCATACAGCGTAGATAACGCCGGCCATTTATGAGGGTCAACCACAATAGGCCTGGACAACCCTGTATCGATAACGTCAACCAACTCAGGAGATTTGACTTGATAGAAGTCGATCGTCTTCCCATTCCAATGGGTAATGATTGGGTCTTGACCTTTGGGACGACTCTCTCTGTGAAATAATGTTACCATGCGCTGCAATGAATCTTCACCCAGCGATTCGGCCATGTCTAAGCCGATTGCCTTTTTGATTGACTCTAGTAACTCTTCCACTGAACGGGTTGCGGCTGGTACAACATTACGAGGAACCTTCTCGATGATATGTCCCATGCCTTCTATATTCGATAAGCGAACAAGCGCCTCCTTAGCTGCCTGTTTATGCGCAGCTAAAATCAAATTCTCAGCATTGCGAATCATCATTGTGAACGGTTCTTTTATCCTACGACCAGAACCATGAAGTCTCTTGATAGCCGATGCACCAGAGCCAGCTTCCATTGCACGATTGACGCTATCTGTAAATTCACGAGACAATGGAAGGTAAAAGCCGGGATCGGCTTTACGAACTCTGTTCACAAGCTGCGCCATAGACGAACTTATCTGCGCAACATAATTCAAGACGGCATCGTTCCAGTCGTAAACAATCTGCGCCGCTTTTTGCCAACGAGGATTGTCTAGTTCCTTAACTATCTGATTAGCGTCGGCTGCCGACAAACCAGCGTCACGAGGACCGCGCTCTCCTCTTTGCAAAGCAAGCACTCTTCTAGCATGAAGATAAACGCCAAAGTCACGAATATTTCTTTCGCCAACAATAGGCTTAATAGCAAACAACGGCTTTCCGCTTGGAGTCCTATCGGCATTGAAGGTTCCCCTATGAACGAACTCTTCAATTATTCCGCCATGCGTCAGACGCAATGCGCTGGACAATTTATACGGGTCATCGCTCGATTTCAGTGGACGACCCAGCTTCGTTGTAGCGGCCTCTGATACTTGCCGAAGCGGATCAAGAGCGTCTGTCCATTCTGAGCGTGACGCGATCTTGACAACCTTAGCCTTAAATCGTTTGAACCGTTCCTTTGGCGCATACTCGTCAACCTGTGACTGCCTTCCTCTCTCCAATGCGCCTTGCTCTTGCCAGCGAACAACGCGATCTTTAACAACATCGATAGACCTTGCTATCGCTTCGTTCTTTCCAAGGAACTCATCAAACCACTTAGCCGCATTGGGAGCCTTCTTACGCAAGACATCAGGCTCAGCCAAATAGTGGTAAACCAGTTCGGCGAACCCTTCACTTCGGTATCCTCCATTAGGTTTGGTTTCGCCATAAAGGTCTTTTCCAAGTTGAACCAATTCTGACTTAACTTTGCCGGTAACCGGAGGAGATGTTTTACCAAAGGCTCTTTTTGCAAGCGCGTGTCCCATTTCGTGAGCTGCGGTTGAAACGTCATTTGCGGTTCGCAAACGAATTGTTTCCGGGCGCACTTTGTATATACCAAGGTACGCTTTGGAGGCAAATCTTCCAGTACGGATCGGAGTTTCTCCACCTGTCGCTTCAATTACGGCTTCCATTGCATCGAGGACTTCGACCGCACTGGTTGATAACACTTCTCCAGAGGGCCGCTCTAACCTCATCGGCATTCGTTCGGTTTGACGGTACGGTGTAACACCCGGCATCCCAACAGAACCTGGTCGATTGGTGGGATTTAATTGCGCGTCAACACCGTCAGCAACACCTTCTTCCACCACACGAGATGCTTTAGCGGAAGGTTGCGCGGGTTCAGCCAACGATGAAGGTTCATTGGTCAGTATCCCGGGCGCGGCTTGGGTTTTGGCTTTGGCTTTGGTTTCGGCTTGGGTCGCGGCTTGCTCTTGCTTAGGACCATATTGTTCTTGTCGCTTTGTTTCGAGTTCATCAATCACACTCCTTCGTTCTTTACGAGTCAATTCTCCATAACCAGCGTCTCTAAACGATTGCGCGTTAGGAACCGGGTCTTTCTGGCCGGCCACTTTACGCTGGTCAAAGTCGTCCAACAGCTTTTGCTGCGATTCGACTTCAACAGTAGAACCAATGTCAGACGCAACTTGAGCGGCCTCCTCCATTGTGGCAGGCTCTACGCTCAATCCGCTGGGTTCTGCTTCTGACGCGAATTCCAACTGGCGACCGCGAGCTTTCAACATTGCAGGCGCGGAAGCCACACCACCGACGATTCCGCCGATAATGCCGCCAAGAAGTCCGGCCTTGCCTACCGCCTCAGCGCCATCCCAGAAATCACGTTCCTCAACGTACATTTGTTGCGCAACTTCAAGAGGAATCTGCTGAAGGGCTTCCTGTAACGCTTCACCACCGGAAGACTTGACGATTTCCTTGCCGATCCAACCACTACTTGCCTTATTGAGACGAGAAAGAATACGAACACCGGCAGCAGAAGCGCCAATAGGCTCGGTTACGCCTGTTGTAATACCAGTCAGCCAGCCATACATGCGCGCGTCATCTTCTGTTGCGCCCAACTGCTTAGCCGTCTCGTACCCAGAGTCATAGCCGGTCAGACCACCAAACGCAGCAATACCGACAGGTCCACCAACAGCGAACGCACCCATTGCCGGAACGGTGGATGAAACTCCTTCGCTAATGGCTCTCGTCCATGAATCCTCAAACTCAGGAGAAGCACCAAGTGGACCTTGCGCCACGTCTTTCAGGTATTGGCCACCGCTTTGAAGTGATTCAGAAACGCCGGACTCGCCGATAGCGTTAGCGATAAACGCCGTTGACAGCGTTTTCAGGTCTTCGTCTTTCAGGCCGGTCAAAAAGCGAGCAGCAGGATTCCATGACAGGTATTCGGCCATCAATCCGGGAACTTCTTTTTCAAGGAAGGAACCGGCTCCAGACAGAAACGATCCAGCCGTGCCGACAGCGCCAGCGGCAAGTCCCTTTCCTATTTCTTTCGTGTAGTCAAGCGGCGAAGGACCGTAGTCTTCTACCGTCTCCACGACAGGCGGTTCTTTTGATTTTTTGAAATCAGCAAGAAACTTGAGTGTCCTGGCATCAAAAAAAGAATCCTCAGCGTTCTTGCTTTCAAAATCAGCAAGAAACTTGAGTGTCCTGGCATCGAAAAATACATCTTCTTCCAGTTGTGGCGGCATTATTGAACAAGTTCTTCCGCTATGTCAAGCAATTTTCGTGCGCCGGACTTGACGTTGGTTTTCATGGAAGGGAACGCATCTCCAATTTTAGCAAACGACAACAATATGTACTCCGCCGATTCTTTGGCTGCACGCCTGACTGAATCTGGAACATCACCCGTGATAGACATCATTTGTGCTTCGGTGATAACCTTCAACGCTTGCGCGAACTGCGGGTCTTCACTGGATAGCTTGTCCTTAAATTCGTCAAAAGACGTTAGATTGCGATACTCAGACTCCAACTCCTGTTTCGCAATGAATGTTTGGATTCCAGACCACTCGCTGTTTATGGATTCGAGCGGAAGTTTTATATCTCCGATTACCTTCATTCGTTTTTCAACGTAATCGATGTAGGAGTTGTCTTTCTTTACCTGTTTTTCAGGCTTCGGCTCAATCTCATCGATAGCACCGTCTTGCTGGATAACAAGCTCGTATCCTTGGGCGCGAAGCCTGGCGACCGGTTCTGCTCCAATGCGAGAATTTAGAATTCCTTCCGTCTCTTCCGGAGTTTCCGGAGCAACAAAACGCTTGGCAGAAGGAGGCGTAAACTTGAAGTCTTTTCCGGAGATTATTCCGCCGTCAGGTGTCAATGCGATACCGCCGTTATGCGGCCCAGCCTGAATCAACTGTTCGTAAGTGGCTGGCGCTGGCGGCGCTTGGCTGCGCTTCATTACCTGCCGGGATTCTTCGTACTTTTGGCCGAGTGATGCCTGAAGGTCTCGTTGACCGGAAGGAGTTTCGATTCCCATCCGAGCGTCGAACCCGGCAACAAACCGCTGAGCCGACTTGTACGCCTGCGTTGACGCAGGGTTGTATGTCGGACTTGGAACAGCACCTGGATCGGCAGCCTCCGCCGAACCTGCAAACATACCCGGAGTAGGACCGATGTTGTCCGGTGGTGTAATGGGAGCCGCCTGAAGGCTTTGTCCCTGCAATTCCAACTGCTGCATATTCGGGATCATGGACCCGGTTTGGTCTGCGAAGGCACCTTGCGCCATCCGCTGCATCGCAAAGTCTTGCGACGACTGTTGGCGTTGTCCCGCCTCCTGAGCGCCGCTGATCTGGCCTGCCGCTTGTCCGACGTTTGAAAGTCCAGGCGCAAACGACGCCGCTAACTGCGTGCGCTGCATCGGCGTCAGGTCCGTCATTCCATTGGCCGCAGCACTGCCAATAAAAGCGCCGCCGACGTTGCCTACCGCGCTCGTGATTCCCTGCGTTAGCGATTGCCGATTCTGCTGGTCTACCTGCGCCTGTTGACCAGCTTCTATTTCTTCCTTGCGGCGTACAGCCGATTGCCGACCCAATACCAGGTCGAATATCCCACCTTCAAGTGCTGGGTACGGATAGTAGAAATTCGGCATTAGCTACGCCTTTACTGTCTGGTGCTCTGGTTCCAGAATGTCGAGAATCTTGATGTCGTTGAACCATATCATGCTACTTATCCGAACACAGTTCGCCACATAGTCGGAACCATCTTCAAGCAGAATGTCGCCTGCGAATTCGGGAGACATAGGACGCCATTCCACGTCGCCTCGCTCAACCCAATGAGAAACGGTATGCCCTTCGACAACGTGTTCCAGCGAAGCCGTTATGACGCCGCTATCCAACACAAGCTCGGCGTAATCTTCGTACCCGCCTTCATATGCGCCAAAGTGTTTGGCAACTACGGCTTTCGGCTTGCCATCGGCGTTGATTGCCATATCGCCGACCTGAATATCTCGCAACGTCTTGTCGCCTTCCAGCGTCGGTATCATCGAGTCGCCGTCTATGCATATTCCTCCCGCAGCAAGAATAGAAGCAGCGGTAATCAGTCCACCCGTGCTAATCGCCGGTCCAAGCCAGTCATTGCCTCGATCGGGAGCGCTCGGAGCATCAACCGAAGCGGCGCCAAATTGCGCCGGATATGGATTAGACGGCGGAATGTAGTCGTATCCTCCAATAGCCTGCATTATTCCCTGACCACCGGCTTGCGTAATGTTTGCTCGATTGGCACCTATCATGTGCCACAGGTCCGCAACGCTGTTGCCAAGCTGGCGGTCAACGTCTATTCCACGCTGACGCGAGTTATAACCGTCTCCGGTCAACGAAATTTGCGCGTTTGCCATATCGCCGGTCATTCCCATCCGAGCGGACAACCCTTCACCGGACAACGGGTCGAGAATCTGGCGACGTAATAGCTGCAAACCTTCGCTAAGCCGCCGCTGTTCGGCAGACCTCTGCCGCGTGTTCAGCGAACGATTGCTTGACGCTGCCGTTGTCGAATTGATACCACGCTCGATACGAAAAGACGTATCGGCCTCAAGGTCACGATTGAACCGTTCGTCTACGTCGACCTTCTGTTGTTCTCCGTATCCCTCAAATTCCCGGCTGGCCGTGTTGTACCGATCGGTGTACGCCTGGCTAATGTCACGTTCACGACCAGTCAGCATTTCCATAATGCCTTGTGTTCGGTTGTCGGAAAATTGATTGAGGTCTGCACTGGACTGATGCTGTTCGTCACGCAGATCAAGCCGGGCCAGCAAAGACTCCATTGCTCCCTGGTCGTAAGCGCCGAGCGTCTGGCCGGGAATCTGGGTTGCGATATTTAACAAATCGGATCGTTGGTTCGACTGATCGGCATTGAATTGATTCTGATTATTTTGGGCTTCCGGGATGCTTGCTGCTCCAGTAAGCCATTGCATAATAGGACCATCGAGGAACGCACCTATATCGCCAAGGTTGATTCCCTGGTTTTCATGTCCCATAGCTACACTCCTAAGAAAACAGCCGCTGTTTGCCAAACCGTTCGCGTATCGTACTTAACTGTTCGAGCGCCCATCGGTTCGTTGTCGATAGTTTCAAGAAACACACATTACCACGCAGCCGAGGGAAGTTCGATAGCGACTTTCCGCCACGCAAGGTAAACGCATTGCGAGGTGTCGCTAGGTAGGCGGACTCAATCGAATCTCCAACCTGAATCTCACACGTTACCGTACCACTCAATGTCGATAGCTGTCCTACAATCTCACGAAGCATGCCTGCTCCGTAGCCGCTACCGCCAAGCTGAATCGGACCAATCAAGACGTGACTGGTAAACGCTGTACCATCGTCGTCAATCGACTCATCACTGAACTTACGCAGGTAGCCGTCCCGACCACCGTAAATCAAAATCGGAGTCGTCTCGTTGGCCGATTGGTGGACCACCATTGCAGTCGGTTGATGATCGTTCTGATATGTTTCAGGCCAGTACGATTTCGTCGTCCAATCGAACCAGTAATAGAGGCTCGTACCGGTAGTCGTCGGCGTTATAGCGATCGCTATTCCGTTTCGACGAACGTCAAACGCAAGCTGAACGTCAGAGTTCATCGTATCCAGGTTGGACAATTCCTGCGGCAACTTGTCGCGTGACATCGGCATCGCTATAGCGGCATCGGGACCGATCGCATACAGGCCGTCACCAGTCAGAACAATAAGGACGTTCTCAGGCGTCATACACCAGGCGTGTTTATCGACAATCCCAACCACTCGGCTTATGGAATCAATTTGTGCGCCAGAAATCGGATTGCCACGAAGTACATTGATGGAGTCTTTTGTACCGATAACGAGATAGTCTCTCACGAACGGAATCAACGCCGTTACCGGTTTGCCGACTCGGCTGTTCGTACTGGAGTCTCCAAACACAGGTGACGTTAGGGTATCGTCCTCCGACCAGTTTTTAGGGTCGCCTTGCTTGGACATGAACACGTCGCCGGGATTCTCAGGGTCGCCGGACAGAACCAATCTGTCCTGCCAGATTGCTGCAATTTTGCAACCAACAGGAGGATTGATCGCCGTTCCGGTTGTTCTTGTAAGTAGCGACAATCGGATTCCCGTAGCGACCCGGTAGTCGAAAATCTTTGTGCCTCGCAAAATCCTATACGGTATGGCGACACCAGTTTGCGCCGCAAGAATTGTCGGACTGGTCAGCGTTACAGTCGTTGCACTAAAAGCCGACATGATGTAGACGCCGGGTGTGTAGGTTCCTGTTCCACCGAACATCAATTCAATGTAGTCGCCGTCTTTGTCGATTCCGTACGCTGCGTCCGTCCAGACTTTTGCAGCAGCATCATCGAACGTAAAACTTGTTCCACTGCCAGTGATAGTGCCATCGGTCCCGCTAACGCGAACTCCGTAGTCAGCGATATACAGCTTGCCGAACCGCTCGTCGGATGAAAGAAGCCTGTCGGAAGCCAGGTCCATCGCCTGACCTGTTATCGCCTCCATCGATCCATCGCCGCTCTCTGTATAGACTACACCGTTGGACGACGAAACAGCAGATACCGGAGCAATTCCGGCAGTGGTTGACTGGTATTCAAACTTCAGCCAATCGATA